TCCATCATTTTGTCGCCACCAGCCCGAATCAGCCTGAACCAGCGCTAACTGGCCATGATCGGCCGCGTTTGGAAACGATCATTCCAGACCATGCCGGTTCACTCGCTGGACTTGTGGGGGACATGGCTAAGAAGGTCCTGCAGATTGATTTGATGCCTTGGCAAATACATGCTCTTGAGGGAATGCTGGCGGTTGACGCCGATCAGAAGTTTGTGCATCGTTCAAGCCTTGTTTCGGTCGCGCGTCAGAACGGCAAGACCACAATCATTCAGGCGTTGATCTTGTTTTGGCTTGTGGAGATGCCAAAGATTCGAGGCGGTAAGCAGACCGTTGTATCTGGCGCGCATCGTTTGGATTTGGCTTGCTTGTTGTTTGATGATCTGGCACCGATCCTTGAGGAATATTACGGCGCCAAGATTGTCAAGTCTTACGGTCGTTATCAGGCGACCATGCCAGACGGCAGCAAGTGGTGGGTCAAAGCGCTAAAGCCAAACCAAGGTCACGGTATGAGCATTGACTTGGTGATTGTGGACGAATTATTCGACGTTAACCCCGATTCCGTGGAAGGCGGACTGTTGCCGGCACAGCGCGCACGCAAAAACCCGTTGGCTTGTTTCTTCTCCACGGCTGGCACCGAAGAATCTGTGCTATTCCAGCGCTGGCGTGAAGCAGGCATTCGAGCAATTGACAAAGGCGAACCGTCAACGATGTACATGGCCGAGTGGTCGCCTGACCCAAGCCTTGACCCGTTGCACCCTGCGTCATGGGCGTGGGGTAATCCTGCGCTTGGTCACACGTTGGACATGGAAACAATTAGGCAAGAATCAACGAACCCTGATCGCGCGTCGTTCTTGCGCGCATCCCTAAACCTGTGGGTGAGTGTTGTGCGCGGTTGGATTGAACCAGGTCGTTGGCCGTCGTTGGAATACCACGGCGAGGTTCCCAGCGGTGGGGTCGTGGCAATTGAATCGTCGCTGGACGACTCCAGGTATAGCGCAACCAGATGCGTCAACCTGTCAGACGGTCGGGTGCTTGTCACCGTCGCGTTCATCGCCGAATCAATCACAGAGCTGTGGGACAACGTGCAAGAACTGGCCAAAGACCCGACGATCAGGTTTGCGTTGTCGCCTACCGTGGACGCAACGTGCCCACCGAACATCGAGCGCCGCCGAGTCGTCGTTGGCTACGCGGAACTTGGACGGTTTACACCGCTTGCCAAAAACATGATCGCCGAAGCGCGACTATTGCACACGGGAGAAAAACTGTTAGCCGAACACGTCCAGCGCGCCGTTGCTGTTCGCACCGACAACACAATCGTGCTTTCGTCCAAGCGATCGCCTGGGCCGATCGAGTTAGCCCGAACAATGGTCTGGGGTATCGGCATGTGCGCGCGTCCAGTCAATAGCGGAAAGCCCATGCTTGTCGCGGTAAATAACTAAGATAAACGCGGCGACCGCGCACCTTGCCTTTTGTCGGAATCGGATAAGTCATGCGCGGTTGCCACTTGTGTGACAAAGTAGGAACATGGCGATCTTTAACAAAACCAAAAAAGCAGCAATAAGCCCAGCGCCAAGCAAGGCAGCTGCGGCTGGTGGCTTCGCACCTGGTTACTCATCGTCCAACGTCGGCGTCAACATGATCGGCCAGTACTACACCTACCGCGAAGGCGAAGCGCGTAACGCGGCAATCAGCGTTCCAACAATCAATCGTGCGCGCGATTTGATGGCATCTGTTATTGGTTCAATGCCATTGAAAATGTACAACGAAATGTGGAACGGCGACGAAATGGAAAAGGTGTACATCGCGCCACGTTCATGGATACGCCGACCAGACCCAAATGTAAGTTTTCAATTCCTTATGAGTTGGACTCTTGATGACCTTATGTTTTTTGGTCGCGCGTTTTGGTATATCACGTCGCGCACCGCTGACGGCTATCCGGCATCGTTCACTCGACTGCCAGCAGGCTCAATCACTACGACCGACATGGCTGGCCCTGTGTGGTTTGCACCGTCGTCGCAAGTGTATTTCCAAGGCGGAGAAATTGACCCAGCAAACCTTGTGCAATTCTTGTCGCCAGCGCAAGGTCTGATCTACTCGGCACCTGGTGCAATTGAAACAGCGCTGAAATTAGAAGCTGCGCGCAATCGCAACGCATCGTCAAGCATTCCTGCAGGCGTACTCAAGCAAACTGGTGGCGAACCATTAAGCGCGCAAGAGTTGGCTGATCTGGCATCGGCATTCAATGCGGCGCGAGCAACAAACCAAACCGCTGCGCTTAATGAATATTTGACATACACAGAAACAAACAGCACACCTGACAAAATGCTGTTGATTGAAGCAAGTCAATACCAAGCTCTTGAATGCAGCAGGCTCGCCAATACCCCGCCATACCTCGTCGGCGTCGCTACTGGCTCGTACAGTTACCAATCAAGCCAGCAGGCACGCGCCGATCTTTACTTGTTTGGCGTGAAGTTGTATGCAGACGCAATTGCTGGCGCTTTGTCAATGGACAACGTGTTACCGCGCGGAACATACGTCGAGTTTGATGCCGATGAATACTTAGAAGAAAACTTTATGGCTGACCGCATGGACGATGAAGAAGTAATTGTAAGAGAAAACACTCAAGAGGAGATAGCAAGCCGATGATTAAACTAATCGCAGGAGAGTTCACACTTGACGCCGCCAAAGGCGACGCACCACGACGCACCATCAGCGGAACCGCCGTTCCCTACAACGTGCCGGCAACGGTCTCGGATGGCACAGCTGTGATCTTCCGCCCAGGCTCATTGCCAGTCGAGGGCAAAGCACCACGTCTGTTTATGTACCACGACGCATCCATGCCGGTCGGCGTCGTCCAAGAACGTGTGTCAACAGAGGAAGCAATGTTGTTCACGGCCAAGATCAGCGCAACTACCCTCGGCAACGACGCTCTGGTCATGGCTCAAGACGGCACAATTGACCAAGTTTCTGTTGGCGTAAACCCAACCAAGTTCTCATACGACGAAGCAGGAACCATGATTATTGAAGCAGCGGATTGGACAGAGTTGTCGCTCGTTCCAATCGGCGCATTTGGTGACATGGCCAACATCGCTACCGTTGCTGCGAGTATCCACCAAGAGCCAGAAGAAGTAGTGTTAAATGAAGAAGTAGTCCCAGAACAGGAGAATAAACCCATGTCAGAAGTAACCGCACCAGCAGTTGAGGCAACAATCCCAACCGCGCCAATTTTCGCACAGGCTAAAAAAGAATTTGTATTGCCAAGCGCAGGTGAATTTATGGCCGCTTACCACATCGGTGGCGACACGTTTAAGAACATGAACGCTGCAGTAGCAGAACACACCGCGTCAAAGCGCACCGCATTGCAGGCAGCTGCAGGCGACGTTCTTACAACTGACACACCTGGTCTTTTGCCAGTTCCAGTACTTGGGCCATTGGTTCAGGATTTGAACTTCTTGCGTCCAGTAGTCGAGGCAGTTGGCGCTCGCGCTTATCCAGACAACGGTCAGCAGAAGACATTCATCCGTCCAACAATCACCACGCATACCAGCGTTGCATCACAATCAGAATTAAGCGCTGCATCAGCAACAACCATGGTGATCGCATCCAACTCGGTAAGCAAGACCACACTTGCTGGTCAGGTAACCCTCTCGGTTCAAGACATTGACTTCACATCACCTGCAGCAATGCAGTTGATCTTGAATGACCTCATGGGCGAATACATGATCGCTTCTGACAACTTGGCTGCAGACAACTTGCTCACCGCAGCAACTTCGTCAGGCGTTTGGGACGGAACAGTTGCCGACTTGCTCAAGTCTGTTTATGACGCAGCAAGCGACATCTCAACCAACCGCAACTGGTTGCCTACCACTATGTTCGTGTCAGTTGACGTCTGGGCGCAATTGGGACAGCTCGCAGATTCGACGGGAAGACAAATTTTCCCGTTGATTGCAAACGGTTTGTCTGGTTACAACGCTGCAGGTTCGCAAAACGCAACCTCATGGAACGGCAACCCACTCGGCTTGCAGTTGGTAGTTGACAGCAACTTTGCCGCCAAGACCATGATCATCACCCGTGTTGGTCAAGGCCAAGGCGATGCTTACGAGTTCTACGAATCAATCCGTGGCTTGATGAGCGTTGAACAGCCATCAGTCTTGGGACGCAACATGTCATTCCATGGCTACGTATCAACCTTCGCAGCAATCCCAGGAATGATCCGCAAGATCACCCAGGCTTAGTCGAGAGCGGGGCTACCGCTCATGGCTACTTACACCGTTACCAACAAATACCTGATTGACAACTTTGCCGTACTGCAACTCCTGACCCCCAGCGAGATTGCAGTCGGCAGTTCAATCACGGTCGCTGGAGTTGACGCAACATTTAACGGCACCTACACGGTGCGCGCATTGCCACAGTATTTGTTTTTGGGCATTGATACCGAAGGCGATCTGCTCTACGACTATCAGGTGCCAATTGCCGATCAGGTGCTTTACGCGAAAACCGCAAGCGATGTCGAGCGTGTCGCCGCGTCTGGCACCGTTGCTTATGACCCTGTTTGCACTTGGGTGACGGCCGCGCAGGTTATGTCGTACCTTGGCATCACCATTGCGAACCCGTCAGACGATTACACGTTGCTCACGCAGTCGGTATCGGCTGGCAACCAGTTCTGTTATCGCAGAAGGCAGGAGTCTTCGTATATCGACTCCCTAACGACCTCACCAGGTGGCGACGTCACATTGGGCACTTTAATGTATTGCGCCGCTCTATGGCGCTCCAGAGGCTCAATAGAGTCAACCTACGCCACGTTTGACGGCATGGGCTCGGCACCACAGCAAAGCCTGACCCCGATCGTCAAACAGCTGCTTGGCATCCCACGTCCAGCGGTTGCCTGATGGCATACACCGACCTGTTTAACGAAGCTATTGACGATGTGACGGCAACGCTCACAGCTGTATCAGGCTTGCGCGTAGTTAACGACCCAACCAAACTTGTGCCTAATTGCGTGTATTTAGATGCACCCAATTTCACTACCGCATTTGGCAACGGCAATATTGTGCGCCTTGAGTTCCCTGTCAAAGTGATTGGCTCTGGGCCTGCAGGTCTGCCGGTACTTCGGTCGATCTTGAGCATTGTTGCAAGTGTGCTCAATTCGCCGATCATTGTTATGGCTGGCCGTCCGTCAAGCCTTGAAATCGGCGGAGCGTTATATCCCTGCTACGACCTTGATTGCGCAATACAAGCCCAAACTGCATAATCCACTACGAGCATTACAAAATCATCTACTATCAATAAAGAACTAAGGAGCAACCATGGCAACAAGTACATATCTCTCAAATCCAAAAGTGCAGATTGGCGCGGCCATTGGGTCGCTGACCGACATCACCGATCAGGTTGTTTCGGCAACTTTGACAGTCACAAAAGAGGCACTTGAAGACACGGCCTTTGGCTCAACATCGCGCACCATGACGTCGGGCCTCTTTTCAAATACTTTGACATTAACGGTGTTTGCGTCATACGCATCAAGTGAGTCATACAGCGTTTTGTCAGCATTGCTTGGCACCAAGTGCGTTGTAAAAGTCAATCCAGCGGACTCGGCTGATTCGGCGACAAATCCTGGCTTTATTTTGACCGATAGTTATCTAAGTTCTATTCCTGTGATCAACGCGTCTTTGGGAGAGCTTAGTCAATGGGATATAGAGCTGCAGGGTGGCGTTTACAGCGTAGATACAACCGCATAAACAACGGCTCCAAGCCGACATAGGAGACACATGAAAATCAAGTTGCAGTTAAAGCGCACGCCTGACAGCGCGCCAGAGTTTTACTACACCAACCTGTTTGTGGTTACGGAATGGGAACGGCTTGAGCGTCGCAATATTCAACAGCTCTCCGCAAACCCGTTGTATTCGGATTACGCCTGTTGGATGCACACAATTCTCAAGATCAAAGGCGAGCAAGTTGGTGACAACTGGCGCGAATGGTTAAGCAAAAACCCTGACATCGACATTCTGCCGGTACTGGACGAGACAGACCCAAACCCTACGGACGCGGCACCTACCGCCGCCAAT